TAAAGAAAGAAATGGTATCATTGACTTTATGAGAATCTTGCAACAGATGGAATCATTTTCATGTATCGAATTCGGTCTTGAAGATATAGTTCGTTCTGGATTGTGCAAAGAGTATCTAACTACCAAACACGCAATGTCAATGTAAATGTTTAATCATGTACCCGCAGTTCTTTCTCCATTAGAGAGAGAAACTATTGATGGTGTTAGATTTTATAAAGTTCCTGATAAGGATGAATTTTTAAAACTAGTATCAATCACTTCAGTAACTTCTCATTGGAGTAGAGAAAAGTTTGCTAAGTGGAGAAAAAAAGTTGGTGAGAAGAAAGCTAACGATATTACTCGTAAAGCAACTGCTCGTGGAACCGACATGCACACCATGACGGAGCATTACTTATTAAATGAAGATCTTCCTAAGGTTGCACCTATGGGAGATATGTTGTTTAAGATTGCTAAACCAACTCTTAATAAAATTGATAATATTCATGCATTAGAGGGATCTCTTTATAGTAAAGAGTTAGGTGTTGCTGGTACTGTGGACTGTATTGCAGAGTATGATGGAGAATTATCAGTCATTGACTTTAAGACTTCTAAAGCACCTAAACCAAGAGATTGGATTGATGGTTACTTTGTACAGGCAGCAGCATATGCGTGTATGTATTATGAACTAACAGGTGTTGCTGTAAAGAAACTAGTCATTATTATGGCATGTGAAGATGGTGAATGCGTTGTTTATGAAGAATATGATAAAATGAAATATATGAAATTACTTATTTCTTACATAGAAAACTTTTTAACCACTCAACTACAATTACATGGAAAATGAATTTACAACAGCTTTAAGTAAAAAGTTTATGAACTCTGCTAAATTTGCAGTAGAGATAGAGAATATTGTTAAAGAACAAAAACTGAATTATATTGATGCTATTGTTCTTTTCTGTGAGAACAATAACATTGAGATTGATTCTATTACTAAACTTATATCAAAACCTCTTAAAGAGAAATTGAAGTGTGATGCACAACAGTTGAATTTTATGAAAAAAACTACTCGTGCTAAGTTGCCATTATGAAAGTACTTCGGAATCCAGAAACTATTAATTATACAAATTTTAAGAAGTGGGCTACTGGATCTGAATGTTTGTGGTCGTATATTTCATCAGCAACTCCTAATTATGATGATCCTACAGAAATAGAAGGTGAGCAAAGAAACTTACCTTTTTATACTAGAACTATTTTAAAGAGACCAGAGAATGAGTTTCGTTATCCTAGGTTAGAGCATTCTGATACTAAAGAAGCTCATGGTGTTATTGAAGTATTAAATGAAATTTTAGATTTTAATAATATTAAGATGTCTAGTTATCTTAGGATATCACTTAATTGTGTTCATCCTGAAAGAGAAGTTTATAATACACTACCACATATAGATCATAGTTATCCTCATGGTAATATAATAGTATATTTGACTAATGCAGGAGGTAAAACTTTTATTAAGAATGAAGATACTTCTAAGTATGAAGAACATGATCCAGTAGAAAATGATATAATATTGTTTAGTGGTAAACACTTTATGCAAAATCCTATAAATGATAGAAGAGTTATTTTAGTTGCTACGATATTACCATGACTACGCACGGTTGGTTCCCTATACCAGTTTATACTTCAAAAGCTACTGGTAAGGAATATGAAAAAATTCAAGAAGAATTATCTACAACTTATGATACTACAGATTTCATACAAAATCCTAATTGGACAGATGATACACATGATTTAAGTTTAGGTGATAGTGGTAAAATATTTGGTGATTGCCTTCTTAAGCAAAAGAAATGTAATAATTTGATATCATTTATTGATAAATGTATATTGGAATATATGAATGATTTGGGTATAGAAAAAGAATATAAAAATTATGAAATATTAGAATCTTGGATGACTAGAACTATGAAAGGTAAATATGCACATTTGCATGATCATATGTTATGTGATTTATCTGGAGTTTATTATTATAAAACTAATGGTGAAGATGGTAATACAATGTTTCCAAATTATCTTAGGCAATTTGGGTCTAATTTTATTGTAGGTCGTGTTGCAAATTCTATATCATCATTTCCTTTAGAACAAGGATTTATAGGTATTTGGCCATCAATGCTTATGCATAACACTCAACCTAATCCCACAGATAATGATAGAGTTAGTGTAAGTTTTAATATTAAATTTACTAATTATGGTGGGTGGCAACCGCCCAATAAACCTGTTTGAAGATCATAAATAATTGTGTTATAATATAGGTGTTTAGAGAGGAATTATGTCTGATTTTTTTGATTCTGATTTCGTTAAGGATGAAATGGAAACAATTAATGATATGCAAGAAGAGATTTATTCACAAGTGTTTAAATTTCCAGAACTTCCTCTTGATGCACAACTTGATCATTTAGATCAACTTGATGATTTGCTTGAAAAACAGCAAATCCTTTATACTCGCATGAAACTATCTGATGATCCTCGTGCTATGGAGATGGCTGAAAATGTTCGGAAATCTGCTATAGTAATGGGGTTCCCTAAGGATGTTGATTGCAATCTCTTGTTTTCTAACATGAGAGATACTCTCAGTAGAATTCGTAAGGGTATTGACAAAGGAGCATGACTGCTCTATAATATAGTCACACAAGCCAAATCCAATTACACAGGCCAAATCTATGTCTTTCGCATCGCTTAAAAAGCAATCATCTCTTGGTAGTCTTACTGCCAAACTTGTTAAAGAGGTTGAAAAAACCAACTCCGCAAACAAAGGAGATGAGCGACTCTGGAAACCAGAAGTTGATAAAGCAGGTAATGGTTATGCCGTTATCCGTTTCCTACCAGCACCTGATGGAGAAGATCTCCCTTGGGTAAAACTATACTCTCACGCCTTTCAAGGACCAGGTGGATGGTATATTGAGAACTCACTAACATCATTAAATGCTAAGGATCCTTGCTCAGAGCACAATACTACTCTTTGGAATAGTGGAGTTGAATCTGATAAACAAATTGCTCGTAATCAAAAGCGTAAGCTTTCTTACTATGCTAACATCTATGTTGTAAAGGATCCTGCTAATCCTTCTAACGAAGGTCAGGTATTCTTATACAAGTTTGGTAAGAAGATCTTTGATAAGGTCATGGGTGCAATGCAACCAGAATTTGAGGATGAGACACCTCTCAACCCATTTGATTTCTGGCAGGGAGCAGACTTTAAGGTTAAGATTAAGAAGGTAGCAGGTTTCTGGAACTATGATAGTTCTGAGTTTGCTGCTCCTAAACCACTCCTTAAGGATGATGATGCTCTAGAAGCACTCTGGAAGAAGGAGTATTCTTTGCAGGAATTAGTTTCTGCTGATAAGTTTAAGTCTTATGATGAACTTAAGACTCGTCTTAATGCAGTTCTAAAACTTGGTTCTGCACCTGCTCGCCAAGTATCAGAAGAAGTTGTCAATGAAGAGGTTGAAGAAGTTGTAGCAGCAGTTCCTGAAGGTAATGATGATGCATTATCTTATTTTCAACAGTTAGCTGAAGAATGATTATCGTTGGGATCTATGGTGCATTCGATTGGGATGCTAATGATGGAAATTTAAAGCATTACCTAGTCAAGCAAAAGACTAGTAGTAATACTTTTTATGACTCAGAAGGTAATAAAAAACAATACCTTGTTAAAGAAAACCATAACCCTGTACAAAGTACATCCTGGTCTCACGACTCAGGGTGTACTCTTTTTATTGATGGAAAACATATTTGTAGCATTAGTGAAGAGCGAATTACCAGAACAAAATATGATGGAAATTTTCCAAGAAATTCTATAGAACTGTGTTTAGATAGAGGCGGTATCTCTAAAAAAGATGTAGATTTAGTATATTGTGTACCAACACATCACTTTGTTTCTTTTCAGCAATTAGAAGATGGTGTAGCAGATTATATTTTAAAGAAAGAATTTCCTAAAGCAAAGGTTAAATATACTGGACACCATCTTGCACATGCAGCTTCCACTGTTTTTACATCAGATTTTAATGAAGGTACTTTTGTAACTTTTGATGGTGGTGGATCTGCTATTCAAGATCCATGTAGAGATTTTGTTGATCATATTGAGAATAATTCTATAGGATACTTTAATAAGAAGAAGCGTATCTTTAGATTCTATAATATGTTTGAGCATCAATATAATAATTTCGGACAGTTATATCAGAGTGTAGCATC